TTTTATTTGAATTTTACATCTTTTAACAAACTTTGAATATTATTATAAATAATATAAATAATATAAATTGAATATTATTTATAATAATATAAATTGATTAAAAATGTTCAAAATTAAATAAATTTTATATTATAAATAATATAAAATTTATTTGAATTTTACATCTTTTAACCATTCGCAATCTGTATCCCTAACATAAATACTATCACTATAACGAATAGTTGTTAAGTTTATTCCTGTTTGCGAACCTTGAACAACTAATGTTGGTTCTAACCAAAGCATAATTATTCGATGAGTTTTAACCAATATGTCGATATGTTCGTCAATTGGTAGACTAACTTTTTTTAATAATTGAGTTATTAATCGCATTCCAGTTAAACTTATTACAAATGAATCCAAACAACGAACCTCCTTATGCAAATATATATGTTTATTTTTTTTAATATTCTTTATGCGTTTATTCATTCCGCACCCTAACGATAACATATGCCAATTTGAATACGAAGCATATAATTCTGTTAATCTTTTATTAAATTCTGTTACAAACGATGGATGTAGGATTGCATCCGATTCAAATACTAGGATATTTTGATAAGATTTTTGCAAACCTTCTTTGAATATATTTAAAAAATTTATACTAAGGGACATTTCACTAAGTTTAAGGGGAAAGTTAGATCTAAATGGAAATAATCTTGCAAGGCTACCATCATCTAAATGAATATTCGCGATATCTTCTTTTGACAATTCATCTGCCCATTTATAACAATAAAATGTTAAATATGATTCGGGGATCTTATTAAATTCCATCCATCGAATCCATTTCTGATATTTATCAGGCTCTTTTTCTCGATGACATATCACATAAATATGATTAATATCTTTAAACATCTTAATAAGATTACATATATATAATCTTTTATATGAGTAAAAGATCTCTTTATAAAAATCTTTTATAAAAGATCTTTTTATAAAAATCTTTTATAAAAGATTTTAATTAATTTTTTTATAAATATAACCAACTAATCCAAATAAAATACCCCCCCATGTCATATCAATAAGAGCTACATCTAATTTATAGTTTGTAATAGTTGCATAATTCGTCATGTCGTATACCCCATATATTAAGAATCCTAAACCAAATAATTTTAATACGGAAAAATTTTGTTTAATTCCATAATATAATAATAAACTCATAAAAATATAAACAAATATTGTGGGTATTATACGAATTTTTAATTCAGAATTTTGAATGGAATATATCATTTTATTAAATTTATTTCCCATAACAAATTTTAACCATATTAAATCAATAACTAATAGCAATAAAAATATTTTTATAAATTCTTTAATCGTATTAAATCCCATATATATTGTCTATATAAAAAATTGATTTAATAAAAATTTCAAATATAATAACAAGATAATAATATAATAATATAATAAGATACTAAGATTAATATAAGATACTAAAATTAATATAAGATAATAAGATAATAAGATAAATATAAGATAATAAGATAATAAGATAAATATAAGATCGATTAAAGATGTATAATCAATCTATTATTGTTGAGAAATCAAATCTTGGTGAGAATTTTAATCTTGGTGAAAATTTTAATCTTTGTGCGAATATTGGTACTCAATCTAATTCAGATGATTATAATTTTAATTATTTGATTATATTTCTACATTTAGTAGCGATATTCCGACACCCTATCTATAATTTTATTCGACCTTATCTTCCTCCTATAAAAAAATCTATTATTTCAATCCAAGGAAATATTGGTGTTGGTAAATCAACTTTTGTTGAAATTCTTCGAAAAAACTTTGATTCAACTGTTGTAGGAGAACCTGTCGATACATGGTTACAATTAAAAGATGATGCAGGAGTTAATATTTTAGAAAAATTTTATTCTGATATGATTAGATGGGGATACTCTTTTCAAAATGTTGCATATCTCTCCAGGATGATGTTAATTGAGGAAGCCATTCGATCATCTTCGTCCGAACATATCTTTTTAGATCGTTCTTTGGAAACGGATAAATTTATATTTGAAAAGATGCTTCGTGATAAAAATATTATCTCATCGATTGAACATGTTATGTATAATTCATGGTGTAATTTTTATGAAAAATATGTCAGACCAAGTTTTAAAGAAAAAATTATATATCTACGTTCTGACCCCAATATTTGTTATCAGCGAATTATGAAAAGAGGTAGAGTAGAAGAAAAAAATATTACAAAAGATTATCTAGATGATCTGCATACGTACCATGAGGATTGGTTAGGGTCTGCTACTTCTTCTGACGATATTTTAGTCATTGATTGTGATAGAGATTTTGAGACGGACCTAACATATCAGAGAGAGATTATTGAAATGGTTAGAGCATATATTGAATAATTATTATTTATCCATATTATTTTATTTTAATATAATAAATATTATTTTAATAAATTATTTTAATTTAATTATAAAAAATTATTTTTCTACCTAATATATATATCATTATGTTTAATAATTTTACTAGTTGCAATCAACATTGTGTTCAACCATACGTATATGGGCTTTTAGTTCTCCCTGCACTTTTAACAGCATTTGTTGCAGCTATAACTGCATATGTAAAGGGTCGTTCGGCTGCTGGTCAAAGCTTTTTAATTGCTTTTGTTGCGAGTTTAGTTGTTATAATCATTATATGGTATCTTCTACAATGGTTGTGTAATAATAACCATCATATGATTGCATGGTTAGTTGCCATTTTACCATTAATTCTAAATATTGTATATGGTTATCATTTTGGTATGAATACTCATTATTCATGGGAATGCCATAAAAAATTAAGATCGACATTAACTGGGTTTAAATGCGATAATTAAGTTTGAATATAAAAATTAAAAGTTTAATATAAAAATTAAAAGTTTAATATAAAAATTAAAAGTTTAATATAAAAATTAAAAGCTTAATATAAAAATAAAATCTTAATATAAAAATTAAAAGCTTAATATAAAAATAAAATATTAATATAAAAATAAAATCTTAATATAAAACTTTAAAAAATAAAATTTATTTTTTAATTTAAAAATTTTATTATATCTTATTAAAATATAATAAAATGTTTGAAAGTTATATTACTTGTAACAATGATTGTGTATTATCTAGTGTTTTTTTACACTTAACAATTCCGTTAACCGTTGCGTTATTAATTAGTGTTGTTACATCCTTACTAAAATCAAAAATGGGCGCATTTAAATATATGGTATATGCTTTAATTATATGGCTTGTATGTGTAGCTTTATTATATTATTTAATGAAATGGTCATGTAGTAAACAATATAAGACTTTAACATATTTAATATTTATACTAATTTTATGTGGTCCGGCATATGCAGGATATAAATATGTCGATATTGAAAGCACAAAATAAGTTATTGCTAAAAAAATAATTTATTCTAATCATTCTAATCATTCTAATCATTCTAATCATTCTAATCATTCTAATCATTATGATTTGTTTTGGGAATTTTTACCAGTCCGTCTCTGTTGATTTGAACTTGAACGCTTAAACATCGTTTCTAAAGATGACCCACTAGGAGGTGCGTCGATAATTGTATTTAATGAAACTAATGAAACTAATGGAGGTTCAACCTTAGTTCGTTCTCTTTTAAAATTATTTATTTTATTTTGTTTAGGTTCAATTTTAGGAGTACTTGTAGGGGTATTTGTCAGAGAATTTGTCAGAGAATTTGTTGGGGTAAGTTGTACTACCGGTTCAATTTTAGGAGCAACTGTATATGATTTTCTACTGAATTGTTCTTTTAAAGAAGGCTCAATTTTTGTAGTTTTAACTTTAGCAACTTCAGTCGCAGTCGTAGTTTTACCTTCAACTTTATATTTATCCGATGTAAAATTATGAACAATTTCGATTTTCATAGGTTTAGGTGATTCTACTACATTTACATTAAGAAGATTATTTAATAGGGCTTGATCTAATTTAACATTCTCAGTCAAAATAATATCATATAATTTATTAATATTATACGTCTCAATATCATCTATCAGAGATGAATTAATAATTTTTCTTGCACAATCATCACTAATATATGCTTCTGCAATATATGATTTACCAACACGACCTGCTCTACTCATTAATTGGAAAATAGTATTTGTACTATATACCCTACTAAAATCATCTGTTATAAATACTCGATTAATCGGATAATTAGTACCATAAGATATTGCAGAGTGTGAAATTAAATATGCAAGTTTACCATTTTCTGCTAATTCTAATACAGTTGAATTATATAACTTGTCTGTAATAACATCTGGAGCATATACACCAACTCCGCATAATAATAATACAATTAGATTTGATTCTACATTTATTTTATCATATGGAATATCAGATGGGTCATTTTGATTTCTAACTGCATTTATATCGATTGCTAGTTTTGTATTTAAAGCATATTTTTTAATATGTTCTCGTGTATTAACTTGAAATTCTGCTGGAAATTTAATACGGGGTTTATTTAACTGTAATTCTTCTTCAGCTTTTGAACGGTCCATTTGATTTTTAAATTCTCTTTTATCAAATTTAGATACTTCTTTTTCCCATATATTTAATTCTTGTTCAGATAACTGAATAAGTTTATCTAATGACGTACGTGAATTAAAATTTTCAAGTAAATCTTTAAACGATTCTAAAGTAAATTTTAATGGATTTATAGTTGCAATTAAATTTTGTCTTAAGAAATGATGAGCATCCGATGTTCCTATTTTATTAAAGTTAACTTTCATTGTTGGTTCTGATGGTTCTGATGGTTCTGTTGATTTTGATGGTTCTGTTGGTTCTGTTGGTTCTGATTTCGCTGAATGAATCGATTGAATCGATTCGAATTGAACATCTTCATCTTCTTCAACAATATTTTTTTTTACAGGTTCTTTTTCATATAATTTTAATTGGGAACAATCAATCTTAGTCGCACATACAAATTTAACATTCTCATCCGATGTTGCCGCAAGTATTTTTAACAGGGTCATTGCAAGTTCTCTAACTTGGTCCGTTCCTAAATTATCAATATCCATGAACATCGTTTGAATATCAGGTAAATCTGGAATATTTAATGTTGATAAAAGTGCATACATTGAATTAACAACATTTGTTGTATATGCCCTCCCTAAAAAAGGTTGACTTTCAATAATATTAATCATAGAAAGTAATTCAGCGCATGTTGTTTTATTAAGATGAGGTACAACTAATTCATAATTAAATGTTTTAATCTCACAACCGATATGAATCTTATTTGAATATAGATCTGGAAAAATAGGATTCGTATAGCGCACCATATGATTTTCTTTTATCCACGAGAAACATTCTGAGGGGAGAGTTGCGGATGATAGAATAGAATATTTTGGTAAAATACTCATTAATTTTACATTAACCTTTGCTGCATGAGAACAAATATCTGCACCAATAGTTGGTTCATCCAAAAATAATACATAATGAGTATTTGTATCGGCTGTCATAATTAATTCGATACATGCATCTGGTGGACAAATAATTGCGATTCGTTGATCATTTGTTTTACAGTTATAATTATTAACCACTTGTAAACCATAATCTCCATTAATTGAACCAATTGCAAATGGGATATTCGAATTAAATAACCATTGAGATGCCTGATCCATAACACTACGTAAATTACAACAAAATAATAAGATTAAATTTTTATCTTCGTATGATTTCATCATTAATTTTGTATTTTGAACAATTTTTGCTAAAGGAACAACGGATGTAGTTTTACCAGTCCCTGTCATTGTTCGGAGTGTTATTACAAATGGGATATCATTTCGAATACTCTCATATACTAATGTAGATAGTTCAACTTGATGAGGGTAAGGTTTGAAACCTTTATTTGGGATTGCAAAATCATAATCTGTAAAAAATAATAATTGAGGACAATTATTATATACAGTCATTCCATTAAAATTAAATACTTTTTTTAAGCGAATCAATAATCCTGTTAAATCTGTAAGTAAAGACGATGAAAATTCTTGAGAAATATTAGCATTTCTTAAAGAGATACCCGAGAAATTTGCAATACTTTTAATAAATTTTTGTAAAGCGATAATTATTCCAAATACAAATTGTATTTTTTTTGGTTTTATCTCAGAATTTGCATTTAGATAAGATTTTGCATTTCGTAGAAGAAAATTTGCATATTGTGCGAATACAATTGCCCTCAATTCTAAAATTTTTTCATTTAGCCCAGATGTAATTTTAAATTCATCCCAGTCAAAACTTTTTTCAGTTCGATCTAATATTTCTACAATAATTCGTAATGTATTATCTTCCCGAATTTGTTCTTTACTACTTATTTTAATAATATTTTTTTTTTTTGGATTTCGTCTTAGACTCGGACTTTGTTTCTGTCTTCGTTTCATCAGGTATTTTTATTGGTAATATAAGTTTTGAATCGAGTAATCTATCTCGAATTTTCATATAAAATTCTTCTCCAATTGTTTTTAAATTTTCTATTTGTAAATTATTTTGAGCAGAATTTGTAATTCCAAATAAAGATGAACTGAATGCGATTAATTCATCTTTAATCTTTTGGTCAAATGCTGAAAGCTTCTTTTCTGCAGAATTCCAATTTTCAAGAGTATATTTTCCTTTTAATACGATAGATGATTTATCGGATTTTTCCAAAACAATCGTTTGTTCAAATGGGGTAGCCATAGCTGAAGTAGAAATATTATGCAATATTTGTATATGATATAATATATATGTACGTATTTAAATGTATTGATATATTTTTCAATTTTTTATTGAAAAATATATAAAAAATAATTTTTATAATCTTTATTTAAAAATTTGATTTTAAATCTTTATTTAATATCAAATTTTAAATCTAAATGAGTTGGTGTTTTACATACTTGCTTCGATGCTTTTGTCATTACTTTTATTTGATCTAATAATAAATCTCGTGTTGGGTATCTAATAAATTTTACAGATTTTAATAGGCGATAATTATGTAGGGTTTTAACATGTAAATTTATCAAAGCAATATACTCGTACTCTGCATCTCCTATGGATATGATATTATTTTTATTATAATGATATTGTTGAATAATATCTATAAATGTTTTTTTCTTCCATTGATTTGGATCGGGTTCTGAACCATGCGTTTCTCTCGCTGAGATAACTAGGATCGGTGCACGAGATGATTTATTTAATCGTAATAAAGAATTTGTCTGTTTTAATAATGTTACAGATATGTTTATCCAATTTATCATTGCGTTAGTAATAATAATAACTGTCCCATATGACATTAATTTAGTTAATAATTTATATAATTCTTTATCAACTAAATTAAAATAATTTATAATATTCTTATCAGTTATACCATTTTTTATATTTATATTATTTGTAGTAATCCATGTAGTTGGAAACAAAGTATCATCCCAATCTAATATTATTAAAGTTTTATCTTTTGTTATATTCATATATATTTATTATTATAATAATAAAATAGATTTTATATAATATTTTTTATCATATAAAATAATATTTTAATATAATAAATTTTAATATTTTATTATATTATATATAATGTCTTATAATAGTTATTCTAACCCATTTTCACATTACCCTGTCAGAGGTATTACCCCCCCACAATTATATGGCTTTTCAAATAACTGGCCCATGCAGTCTTTAACAAATGGATTACGTTCAAATGCATTTACAATTTATAATCCAACAAATCCATCAGAACAACCCTATACAGTTACACCAAATAATAATCTATTAGCTTCGCTAAATCCATTAGCTTCGTTAAATTCGTTGGGTTCTCTTTTATCACCACTTGTTTCAGAACAAACAAAGATATACTCAAAGAATGGACTTAATATTAAATTATGTGGTTCAACAATTGATGTTGATAAGGCTGCAAAAATGCTTGATTATGTTGCGGCAATTGGAGGACTACCAAAATAATTTTATAACTTTATAAAAAGATATATTATTAACTTTATAAAGATATTTCTTATAATTATTAACTTATATAAAAGATATATCTTATAATAATCTTATAAAACATTATGCGCTATCTCTTAGTAAAAGGAATTAATGGTTTTGGTAATATGATAAGTGTTTTAAATTTTGCATATCATTTAGCAATTAACACAAATCGGACATTGGTAATAGATTGGGGTCATTCTGAATGGGTGTTAGGTTTTGATAAATATTTTAGTTGGGTTAATCCGAATATTTGTAAATATATGAAAATTAGTGATTTTTTAAACTTATCCGAATTATCGGAATTATCAGTGTACCCATCTATATTTAATGGTAAATTAGATTTACCATTAAATGAGACAATTCCAGATATTGATAAGGGTGGGGATGCTGCTTATAAAAAAATCTTTAGTGATTCTATAACGATAGCAGGTTTACCAACGAAAGATATTGTTGTATTTAGTTGGAATTATATGGGATATACTCATATAAAAAATATGTGGAAGAATTTAAGTTTTTGTCAAGAAATATCAGATAAAGTTGTCCAATATAAATTATTATTATGTCGTTATAAAAGTATTCATGTTAGACACACTGATATACGTAACCAAAATTTAGATTGGGTTTTTGATTTTATAGAAAATAACTTAGATAAAAATATTTATGTAGGGACAGATAATGAGATTGTATTACGATTATGTCGGGGTAAACATTCTAAAATATTTAATTTTACAACATTTTATGAACTTAATAAACCATTACATAATACACAATGTGGGATAGAACAACGCCATGTGATTAATACTGATACAATTGTTGATTTAATATTATTATATAATAGTGATTATTTAGAAATTACTCCTGTAAAGACTCTACCGTATATGTCAACTTATTCAATGCTATCAAAAGCACTATGTTCATAGTGATTTGATAGCATTAATATATTAATATAAAAAATCAAAATTTTTTTTGATTTTTTCTGTCAACTTATTCGTTATTAGCTAAGGCTTTAGCCTTAGCTAATAACGAATAATTTAATCTAAACTTTCAAATATATTTTTATAAAAAATCAAAAAAAATTTTGATTTTTTCTGTCAACTTACTCCCTTTTGGCAAGAGATTTATCTCTTGTCAAATAACGAATAATTTAATCTAAACTTTCAAATATAATCTTTTTATGTCAATAAAAATTGATTTTATAAAGGTCATACTTCTTAATATGATATAATAGTATTAAATTACGATATCACCCGTATAGTTCTACTCTTAGTTCTACTCCGATTAAGATGAGTACCCCTGATCAAAATTCTACAATTATCCATGGGAAAAATCCATATCTTCCAATGAATCGAGATAAACCAATCTCTTCGACAAAAACTGTTCAAGAAAAAAGTTCTAACTCAAATAAACCCACTGTAAATGGTGCATCTTTAGAAAGAAAAATTGATGAAGGACTGATTGGTTCTCCTGAATTAATTTCTAAAGAAATCTCAGGGAAAATCTCTACAACCCGTGTGGAAAAAGGCTTCAAAACTCAAAAAGAACTCGCCGCGAGGTGTAATATTACTCCTACAGAAATCAATCAGATGGAAGGGGGTAAGATGCCTCTAACCACTCCGAATAAAATTAAAATTCGTTCCGTGATGAAAGTATTAGGTCTTACTGGAAAATTAATTTAACTAAAAATTGATTATTTTATTTATATAAATTTATTTATATTAAATATACATATAAATAAGATTACTAATATTACTAAGATTAAGATGTCGTCTAATAAAACAAATAAACGTAAACCCTCTGACGAAGATTTAGAAGAAGATTTAGAAGAAGATTTAGAAGAAGATTTAGAAGAAGATTTAGAAGATTTAGTTGAAAATTCGTTCAAAGTAAATCGTCATAAGAAAATAAAAAAAGAAAATATATGGGAACCTATACTATCCTATATACCTGCAGCGAATCCACACTTGATTTTAACCGAGAAAGATGATTGGGTATCTGCAACTAAACTTAAAAATTATTTAATAAAAGATCCTATTCTAGACTATTTTGCATTAACTCAACCCGATACATTAAAAGATTATCATTCAAAACCAAATATTTTATTTGCAAATGGAATAAAGTTTGAAGAAAATATATATACACAATTACAACAACTTTATAAGAAAAAATTTATTAAAATTGCCCAATCTTATAAAGATATCAATCAAACATCATATAAAACAACTCGTAAACATATCCTAGCTAAACGAATCCCTATAATCGCCCAAGGTGTCCTGTATAATGAACAAAATAAAACTTTTGGATGTGCAGATTTATTGATTCGCAATGATTGGTTAGAAAAAATCTTTAAACTTAATCCTAATCTCGATTCTAACTCTAGAAAGACTTTTTATGTGATTGTTGATATTAAATGGACGACCTTACACTTATGTTCAGATGGTATTCATTTAAGGAACTCTGATTTAATCCCTGCATATAAAGCTCAATTAGCAATCTATACATGTGCACTTGGTGTGATTCAAAATTATTTCCCTGATACTGCATATATTATGGGTAAAGCCTGGACCTTTACTAAATCTCATGAAGATTTTTATGGAGGGGACCCTTTTGATAGGGTCGGACATATCTCGTACGAGTTAAAAGATAATTCATATATAGAGGTAACTGCAAAGGCTTTAGAATGGATTCGTACCGTGCGTTCTGATTATTCTTCAATGAAAATCTACCCCAAACCAAATATTTCGGAGTTATATCCAAATTTAAATAATCATCGGGATGAACCATTTCATCAAAAAAAATATGATCTAGCTGTGTTGATTGGCGAACCAACAATGTTATATAATGTTGGTTATGCTCACAGACAAAATCTTCATCGACAATCCATATATAGTTGGAAGGATAAACGTTGTTCTTCTAAAAAATTAGGTATTACTGGGAATAATGGGGTTATTTTAGATAAGATTATTAAAATAAATCAGGGTAAGAGTAAACCTTATATTCTTCCTAAAAAAATCATTTCAAATCTAAATAACTGGCATACAGCATCTGAATTAGATTTTTATATAGATTATGAAACACTTAATACCTGTTTTATTAATAATACACCTCAACCTATGATATTTATGATAGGGGTTGGATATGAGGGGGGTTCGGGATGGGAATATAAATGTTTTAAACTAAATTCCGCAACATTTGAAGAAGAACATCGGATAATTACTGAATTTAAAGCCTTCATTCTAAATAGAATAGAATCTTACAGACATCGGCATCATATTCAGACGACTACTTTTATTAAGCCACGTCTATTTCATTGGACACACGTAGAGAAAACCTGCCTTGAAACATCAGATAATATTCATCGCAATATATGGACGGATTGGTTAGCTCAAATAGAATGGATAGATCTTCATAAAATATTTAAAGCAGAACCTATTATAATTAAAGGAGCATTTGGATTTGGTTTAAAAGATATTGCAAAAGCAATGTATCGACATGGGATGATTCAAATATGTTGGGGTCCTTCCATTAAGAATGGATTTGATGCAATGATGGATGCAATCTCATACTATAAGATTGATATGGATAAACGGACCGAGTCTGAACATACCACGATGACTGATATTATTTCATATAACGAGGTTGATTGCAAGGTTATGTTTGAAATAGTTGCATATCTTCGAAAGAATCATCTATAGTTGCATATCTTTGAAAGAATCATCTATAGTTGCATATCTTCGAAAGAATCATTTATAGTTGCATTCATAAAAAATTTCTAAAATTTATTTTTTTATAATTGTGCTTATAATTCAATTAAATAATATAATTTTATTTTAATAATGAATAAAATAAAATTATTGAATATTGAAAAAATCATCCAAAATGAAACTATTCAAAATGAAACTATTCAAAATGAAACTATTCAAAATGAAACTATTCAAAATGAAACTATTCAAAATGAAACTATTCAAAATAAA